TTAATGGTCTGAGCTTACTCGATTATTATTCCAATAATTAGTTACTGCGTTTTGAGTGGCCTTGCGTTCATTTTCTAAAATATGCTGGTATCTTTTAAGCATGCCGGGCGTAGAATGTCCCATTAAATCCATTGCGTAACGTTCGGGGATATTTAGCTTCAGGCATACGGAAGCAAAATAATGTCGCAAATCGTGAAAGCGCATATGGGGAAGCCCGGCGCGTTTTAATATATGGTAAAACCGCTGTAGAATTTGCGGTTCAGTAAAATCAATTATAAATTCATCTTTGCCGATTTTGTCCTTTGTAAGTTCTTCTATGCGATTGGACATGGGCACCCAGCGGTTGCCCTTTAAAGATTTAGGAGGCTTCTCGGTCAGCCCATCCGGCCCGATAACCCGTGCGCGGCATATATGTATCATGCCATTTGCTATATCAATTCCCTTTACTCCCATAACCTCAGAAAGACGCATTCCGCAATGCAGCGCAAGCAGAATAGGCAGCTCTATATCATTGCCGCGTATAAACTGCTCCAGCTTGGCTATTTCCGTTTCGTCAGGTATTTTTATTTCATTCTTTGTTTTAGCGGGCAGACGTACAGTAAAAGCTTTTTCAGGCAGCGCCTCGCGCAGGGCGGCTGAAATCAGGCCATAAGCGTTTGCTACAGTTTTGCGCGATAAGGCTTGTACGGCAGAATTAACGCTGGCCTGCAATATCTCTGAAGTAATGGTGTTGACCTGCAATGGCATCAGTTCCTGAAAATTACAGCGCCGCATGCGCCTATAGCCTAATATAGTGGAGGGGGAGAGCACATTGCTTCTGTTGTCTATATATCTGTCTATGGCCTGTCCCAGGGTGAGCTTAAGTGGGTTTCCTAGCCTTTCATAATGTAACTGCATATCAGCAGCCAGCGCTATGGCTTCTTTTTTGCTGTCCGCCGTACAGGATTTATATTTGCGGTTTCCGTTCTCATCCTTGCCCACATATATCAGGCAGCGCCAGCGCCCGGACGGCAGCTTTTTGGCTGTAGCCATTGTTCATTCCTCCACCAATCTCAAAATTGCTAATTTTGTAATAGCACCATCTCTATGAGATGTGCTGTATTTTTGACTAACAAATCATTTACCGCTATATAATCGTCTTCTTCTTTTAAAGGTCCGCAGCATTCACGGACGAGCAGAGCCGCAATAAAGAGCAACGGCCAGCGCTTATTGTTATATATGGGGTTATCCGGCGCTTTAACTTCTCCGGCCAGCGCGGCGGCATAGTATTTTTGATAGAATTGGTGCGCGTTTATCAATTGTGTATCAAATTGCTGACGGATAAACTTATCCGCAGCGTCCTTGTTTTCATCTGAAATATTGGCATATACAGTTATTGCGCAGGCTTTAAGTTGCGTCGGCGCGTTTTCGTGAATTATTTTATAGCCAGCCTGAGCAACTGCCTGGGTAAATTTTTTCATTCCCTGAGTGCATTCTGAAACAATCTCCTGCGGCCCTTTTTCCTTCGGCAGTATTGTATTTGCAAAATGCGCTATGTTTTGCTCCTGCAAAGCATGTCCGCAGTATTGGCAGAATTTCGCTCCCTTGAATAGAGGCTTGCCGCAGTTGGCGCATACAATTTCATCACGCGGTGCAAAAGCCGCCTTAGGCATTCGGGGTATATCTGGCGCTGGATGGGAAGCAGGCTGTTTAGGTGCTTCTGTCGTTGATTTTAATTCTAGCTTTTGCTCATATGTAGTGTCTTGTTTTTCCTTACGGCTATTTAAAAATGATATTATGCTGTAAATAATATATGGAATGCAGCTTAAACACCATATGCCAAAAAATATATAATATACAGTAGCCAGAGTATTTTGAGGGCCGTTTATAGCTGCGACAAGTCCCCAGGGCATTAGAATGAGAGTGACCAGTCCGGCAAGGTCCTTAACGACAGTTATCAGCAATATCAAAAGAACGAATATCCACCACGGCGCTTCTAATATGCTTAAGGGCATAATAATACATGCATATCCTAAAATTAACATAAGAACCGACGAAAACCCACAGCCTAAGGACTGCATACGTTCTTTAAATTGGGACATATATATCACTCTCCGTTAAAAACATATTTTTGTAATATATTGTGATTGATTGTTGCCTATGCAATTTTATAGAATAAGTCTGCCTTTTTCCGTTTCATATATAAATCTGTTTCAGCCGATAGACTTTTTTTGTCTCAACCATTTAATCTATCGGAAACTAAAGCTTTAGATATAAGAAAACAGATTATCCCCCAAATTAACGAGATATAAGTTACCTTGTGACGCTGAAAATGTGAATCAGAAAAATCATGTTCATATCGCATGAAATCACCTTATTATATATTTGTTTTTATATATTACCATAAAAAGATATATATTTCAATGATTATTATTTTATTCAAGGTTTACATACAGAACACGGCTCATATCCATCAGAAATGGCCTCGTCTATATAAATAGCTTTTTGACTATCTGTTAAATATCTGCATGTTGCTTTGTGATATTTTTGTCCATATTCCGTTATATATACGATATAGTTATCATTGTAATTATTTTTTGTAGGTGTTACATTATTTTTAGTAGCTTTTGGCTCAAAGAAATTATCCTTATCATTGTTAGTCGGATAGTAGTCATCCGGCGTTAGGGGCGTATTTTCCTCATACTGAGGTTCGACATAATTTCCTTTTAGGATGAAGTTGTTTTTAGAATCTAGAACAACGAGCAAAATAACGCATATCGTGATTACCGACATCATGGCCATAAATATATTTTTAAAGGTAATTCGCGGGCGTTTAGTATTACTATATGTATTTTTCTTAAAGTTTTCCCAAAGCTGTTTTTCTTCGTCCGATAGAAACGGACATTTTAAAGAATCCCTTTGCATTACATTGGCCAGTATTTTTTCAGCAGATTCCCGTGAAACGCCTGTAGTGGCCTGGATTTTATCTGTAGTTAATATGCCCATTTGCTGCAAAACGATAGTTGGGGCCAGCAATTCATAAGAGCATAAATCGGCTTCAGCTTCCTGAAGACCGATATTAGAACTCTTTCCAACAATATTGTCTTTGATTTTATGCCGACAGGCAATATGCCCCAGCTCGTGCGCTATGTTCTTTTGTTCTAGAGTATAATCAACTTTATCGTTGTAGATAACACAGTAAATATTATCTTCGTAAATAGTTAAAGCGTCGTTTGTTTCGGTTAAGGCTTCTAAATCATTTGTACTAATTATATTTCTGGCCTGCTCATATGCAAAATAGATGATTCGATTCCCTTGATATTGCTTAATATTTTTAAGGTCTATCGGGAATTTCTCTATTTCATTTTCGAGTAACATTCTAATAGCACACGCCTGCATATTAATTCCCCCTGTCGAATATATATTACTATAATAATACAATATCCGACTTATTAATTCAATACACAGGAATTTCCAGTTTATTTTTGCTCTGATTCATTTTTGTCCAGCAATTCAACAAAGGCATTAATAGCATCAATTTTATTTTTATCTGTTATTACCTTGCGTCCTCCGTTTGAACCGAAAATATATGCTACGGGTTGAGCCTCTGGAGGGTTATCTGCGAGCTGAGCGAGCATGCTTTTTTGGGGGGGAGTACTGTCATCTGAAAGCCCCATAAGATAATCGAAGTTAGTGTTTAGCGCTTTGGATAGCATAAGGATATTATCTCCACTTATTCCTCCTTTGCCATCTTCTAAGTCAGAAATAATATCAAAAGATACGCCTGATTTTCTGGCTAACTCTTGACGAGATAAACCCGCTTGTAAGCGCATATTTGTTACTCTGTCCACTATAGTATTTAGGTGTGTGGATGTAGAACTTACTTTATTTCTTTTGTTTATTATATTTTTCTGTATATCAGTATAGTCGGTTTTATCTAATTCATCAATTAATAATAAATTAGCAGAGATATTAAGAATGTTTGCTATATCTGCTAGCATATCTGGATTAGGTGATGAGGAGCCTAATTCATATTTAGCATAAGCTTGTTGAGAAATGAATAATTTTTTTGCCATATCTCGCTGAGTTAAACCGGCAGCTTTACGATATTTTTTTAATCTATCTGCAAACATAGTTAATTACCTCCTTTTTTATTATACAACTGAATGTAGTAAAAAAGAAAGTGAAAATTTAAAAAAAGTATTGACAACAACAAAAAGTAGTATTATACTAAAAACAACAAATGGTTGTCAGGAGGCGAGAGAATGAATATTTTTAAAAAAGCACGAAGTGAATTAGGTTATTCACAGGAATGTATGGCGAAATTACTGCATGTTTCACAGCAAGCTATTTCAAAATGGGAAAAAGGTAATTGTAAACCTAGAGTGAGTACCTTGAAAAAGCTAGCCGACCTCCTGGACTGCACAGTAGATGAATTGCTAAAGGGTTAAATCATTTTTGCTCATTGAAAAGTGAATATGGTTAAAGTTTTTAGCAGTTATTGGAATTACTTTCCTTTATATAATTTATATATAAAAAGAATTAGTTGTTTTAATCCATAAGTTACTACGGAAGCACATAGGGTATATTCTAATAATTGCAACCATTCGTCTAATATTATTGCTGGGATTACAAGGGCAATTAAAATTCCTACTGTTATATGTTTAGCTATATTTAGATTTTGAAGTAGGCGATTATCAGCAATTATTTCTTCAGTTAATAAACATAATACGCTGTAAAATATTGCAAATACTAAGGCAATTAGGTATATAGGCAGAACGGATTCAGGAATTATAGGCTCATTTTCACGAGTCTCTGGTCTATCGTATTTATAGTTATAGGGAGTACGTCCAACATTGATATGGGTGCTTTCGGGGGCAGGTGTAATTTTAATTACTGGGTCCACATATGGACATACGCCGCCTGGGTGTTGATGAGCGGGATAGCCGTGGTGATAATGATAACTGCCGTTTGAACGGTCATAATGTCCGCCTTTGGAATCGGTTCGACCTGGATGAGAGAAAGAGAAAGCTGTACAAAGAATTAATAGTAGTGTTAATAAGGCAAAAAGAAAGCGTATGTTTTTTCTCACGTTTACCGCCCCGCAAAATTATATTTATTAACAAATTGTAACATTGACGGATACATAAGGTCAATAGTCGAAACGTAATTAGAAGTATACATACGTTATCACAGAAAGAAATACAAAAACAGCGTAGAAGGGAGTGAACAATGTGGAACGAGAACAAATAACAATCCGCCTGCCGGTGGAGATGAAAGTGGAGCTCCAGAGGCTGGCGGATGCAAGAGGACATAGCTTTAACGGATTTATAAATTTAGTGTTTAGCAGAGCGATTGAATTTATAAATCAAGGTCTACTTTGATTTCGCCATGTTCCTTTTCGTAGTCAGATATAATTCTTTTAATAGCTACTTCAATTTCTTTGTTTACTGAACGACCGTTATCGTTAGCTATGACCTTAAATTTAGCCATGAGGGTTTTATCTATACGTAAAGGATATGGATTTGCTTGTAAGCCCATAGTAGCCTCCTAACAATTAATTGATATCTATATTATATCAAAAAGAAACTGTAAAACAAGTATTCAAAAAGATATCAAAAAGGTATTGACAAAGCAGACTGAGCGTGATATTTTATAGATATCAAATAGAAATCATAAAGGAGGCGGGCAATGATTAGATTTTTGATAAGTACTTCGGAGGAAATGCACAATATTTTAAAGTTAGAAGCGAAACCTAGGGGACAAACTTTAAACGGATTAATAAGGCAAATCCTCTGGGAGTGGGCTGAATCGCACGGCCTTATGAAAGATAAGGACTGAAAATTTTTGCTCATTGAAAAGTGAATAGTCAGTATTTACCTTTTGATAAGACTAAGGAGGAAATATGAAAGATAAAGCATATAGAATTTGGTTGCTAATTACAGATTCTCTACATAATTTTGCAGAATGGTCTATGGAAAATACGAAAAGAGAAATGATGGTATCTATAGTTGTCAGCCTGATAGCTTCCCTTATAACTAATTTGATAATAATAAGTATATTACGTTAGTCAAAATAGAGATTATTATGGAAACAATGATTGGAGCGGCTATAGATTTTGCCCAGAATTCTAGCCGTAAATTACGTTTGGTTTCAAAGTAACATAATCCCTGTTTTGTTAGGTCGATTCTTTCAGTAGGGAAGCCTGGTGGTACATGATACAGAATGTAACCCATAGCAACGAGCTTATTAACAAGATAGTCTAAATCCATATCTTTAGGAATGCCATTGCAGTTTCTGAGGGATTGCGCATTGATAAAACGTTCTTTTGGGTTATTGTCTTTATGGAACGCACAGATATAACGCATAGCAGCATCAATTATTTTATTGGAAATTATAAAATTACTCATATGCACCTCAAATCATCTGCGTTCAGGTACATCCGAGCGCCCGCAAAGGTAGTCCAGGGAGACGTCGAAATAGTCGGCTAGGGCGATAAGACCGTAATAATCAGGTTTAGCTTCGCCGGACGAGTAGCACTTAACTGCGCGTTGTTTAAGACCCAGATGTTCTGCAATTTGCAAATAGGTTAAGTTCTTGGCTTCTTTTAATGATTTAAAGCGCTCAGCAAAAATATCCATAAAAACCTCATAAAAACTATTAACAATGCAATATAATTGCACTATAATAAACTTGTGAGGTGCAATAAAAATGCACTTCGCAAATTAGAAAGCGAGGGGTGATGAATGTTAAGAATAAACCTAATAAACGAGCGTAAGAAAATGCAGCTTACGCAAGCCGAGACCGCAAACCTAGTGGGGATAGCTGTCAGACAATATAAGAACTTAGAGGCGGGCACCTCCGAGGGCAGTATAAAAGTCTGGAAGAAATTATCAGATTTATTCAAACAAACAATAGACTACCTGCTGGCACAGGAAGTCAAAACCAACTAACGTGAAAATTATAGCATTATCTAGGATAAAAAGTCAATAGGGAAGGGGAGTGAAAGAATGTACATAATATCGCTGCTGACGCTTATAGCCGTCTCCCTTATAGTTATAGGGCCAATGGTATACAATTTCAGACTTAGCGAAAATGGACAGATTGTATCAGGGGTAGCGTTACTTTTGGAAGGTATTTTAACTTTTATAACGGTAGTTATGATGCTATTTAATGCTAATTTATAAATGGAGGAATAAATTTGACAGTAAGCAAAAGCGAGCAATGCAGAACGTGCGTATACAGGGGCAGGCTGCGCGGCATGTATTCATGCGATTACATATTATTTAAAAATAAGCGGCGGCAAAGCGAAATCGGAAATTGCGATAAATATAAGAAGCGGAAGGAGCGTGGGATAAAATGAAAAAGACTTTGGCGCAACAATTAAGAACAAATATCAAAATGAGAATGGCAGAACTGGATTTAACGGGAGAACAGGTATATGCCACGGCTGGATATAAAAGCCGGGTAGGGTACAACACCCGCATAAACAGGCCGGAGGGAATAACCATTAATGATTTAGGGCTGATAGCAAAAGCTCTTAAGACTACAGAGGTAGGGCTTTTAACAGGTCAATTTAGCAAAAAGGAGGGATAAGAATGGACAATAAATTTTGTACCGAAGCTTACATATACGGATTGGAGACCATGTTGGAGGAAGCACGGCAGACCATAGCCAAGCTGAGCAAGGAGTTAAAATCCAGGAGCGAGGTAGAAACGTCGCTCAGGGAGAGCAAGCGGGGCGTGGAAAAACGGCTGGGCGAGATTATTAATGAGTAAGGAGGGACAAGCCTATGAACGCGGATTATGCGCTGCTGCTGGCGGCTGTGGCGCTGGTGCTTTTCGGGCTGCTGGCGGGGGACTGGCTTATGGAAGCTTTGGCTAAAAAGGGCTGGCTGCTTAAAATTGCCGAGCGGCTGGGCATGGAAATAAAGGAGGAAGAAGACAATGTATAAAGTTGAGTTTAAAAATCTTGGGAGAAACAATGAACGTTTAAGTAAGTGCTTTGACCATATACCTAACTACCATGACCTATATAAGCTGGCAAAAAAACACCTGATATCCTCCAGTATAGATTTTGTCGACGGAGTGGTATATATAGGGGGATTCCGAAGCGGCGGCAGATATGAAATAACGGAAGTGGAGGAAGAAGAATGAGCTATTACAGAATTTGCCCTTACTGCGGCGCGGCGCTGGACCCCGGCGAGAAATGCGACTGCGGACAAAAAAACCGCCCGCCCTGCAGAGCAGAAACGGACGGATTAACCGAATTGGGAAATATCCCAATACATATTATATCATATGCTGATAAAAAAGCAAGAGAAAAATTTTTGAGCATATTAGATAAATAAAGAAGCAAAAAAGGAGGGTTAAAACATGTTTGTATGCAACGACTGCGGCGGGACGTTTGAAAAGCCGGCCGAAAGGGAGGAGACCACCTGGGCCTGGGGCGTGCCCGAGGAATACATATTAAGCCGCTGCCCTTTCTGCGGCGGGGATGATTTTATGGAGGGAGTTAAATGCGCGGCGTGCGGCGAAATGGTCAGCCCTCTGGACGCCGAGCGGGCGGAGAGCGGCTATGTATGCAAAAAATGCGTAGGCGTTATAGGGCGGCAGGCAGAAAAGGCGCTGGGCGAAATGTTCAGCGCAAGGGAGCTGGACGCGCTGAGGATATATATCGAAAGTATTTATTCACAGGGAGGGCATTTGGTATGAAGGAATTGATTTTCCCTGTTTTATCGGCTGATAGTATCCGCGTAAGAGCCAACAGAGTATCTGAGATGAGAAACGGAGATGTTTATGCTGAACTGCTGCTGCATAAAGACGCACGTATAGATATGGCAATGCTGGATAAGTACGTTGGGCCTATGAACTGGAAGCGGGAACAGAGGGATATTAATATGCGCCTTATGTGCCGCGTCAGTATATGGGATGAAGAAAAGCAAGAGTGGATATACAAGGAGGATGTTGGCGTAGAATCCAATATCGCCAAGGAAAAAGGAGAAGTATCAGATGCTTTTAAGCGAGCATGCACAAACTGGGGAATAGGGCGAGAATTATATACTGCGCCTCATATAAGGATAAAGTTGGATGGACGGTATGATTATCGCAAAGCTGATGATAAGAACGGAAAAATAACGGTAACAGCTGTTATAGGGGTAAGCGAGATTGAGTGTGATGAAAACAGGCAAATAGTAAAACTGGTGTTACGAGACGGTAATAATCGTGAACGATTTGTTTGGATGAAAAAGAAAAATGCTTCTTTAAATGAACCTATTGAGACGCCGGAAGGGCAGGAGAAAATTGCTAAAGTGGTCAAAACACCTACGATAACTCCTGCACAGGAAGCGGTTTTGGAGGCTTTGGTTGAGCGATTCGGAAAGCCTGGGTGCAAGGAAGCGCGCGATGCGTTAAGCAGTCTTCTTGAGCAGTATGGATACAGCCGCACGGAAGAACTGCCAAAGGAGGAAGCCCAACTCATAGCACAGGCAATAAAGACTTGGGGGAGGCTAAATCCATGACGCAGGCAAGAATAAAGAACGCGGGACTGATGAGGGATTTTAAGACGGGCCGGTATATATTCAGCGCGGAGGTGGGGCCGGAGAGCATAGGTTCTCTTCAGGAGGTCAGGCGGCTTATGGACAAGAGCGCGGACAAGCCCTGGATAATGTCCATTGAACGGCGCCGGGAACGCCGGAGCCTGGACGCTAACGCCTATGCCTGGCTGCTTATAGGGCGTATTTCGGACGTTATGCTCATAAGCAAGGAGGAATGCTATATGGATATGCTGAGGCACTACGGCCAGCGCATAGCGCTTAAGCTCAGGGCGGACGTAGACCCGGCGGGGTATTTTAAATACTATGAGGAAGCGGGCAGGCTGGGGGAGTATATAGAGTATTTCTGCTTTAAGGGCTCCAGCGAATACGACAGCCGGGAGATGAGCGTCTTTATAGACGGTATTGTTCAGGAGGCCGAGCAGCTGGGCATACCCACAAAAACCCCTGACGAGATAGCGGACATGCTTAGTTTAATGGAAACGGCGGAGAGGAGAAAAACATGAATAGAGCGGTAGTTATAGGGAACCTGACAAATGAGCCGGAGCTGAGGAGCACCCTTTCAGGCATATCGGTATGCACTTTTACCATTGCGGTAAACAGGCGCGTTAGCCGGGACGCCCAGGGGCAGAAGGAGGCGGATTTTATTCCTATAGTCACCTGGCGGGGCCTGGCGGATAACTGTTTTAAATATCTGCATAAGGGCAGCAAAGCGGCGGTAACGGGCAGCATACAGACCCGCAGCTATGACGCTCAGGACGGAACGCGGCGCTATGTTACCGAAATTTTGGCGGACGAGGTAGAATTTTTAAGCGCGGCTAATAATGGTGCGGCCGCAGCCCGCACGCAGACTGAGCAGTATGGCTCGGCGGAGCAGTATAGCGCGGATTTGCAGCCGGTCGAGGAGAATGAATTGCCATTTTAATTAGGAGGACAGCATAATGGATTATATGAGCATAATTTCATATATACCTGCAGGACGGGCTAACAGGATAACGCGGGAGAGATTAAGTCGGCTTACCGGCAGAACGGACAGGATTAACCGAAGGGCTATAGAGGAGGCGCGCAAGGCAGGGATTCCGGTTATCTCCAGCAGCTATGACAGAGGGTATTATATAGCCGAAACGCAGGAGGAGATAGATTCGCTCCTGCGTGAGACCTGGGCGCGGATACGTAGTCTGCTAAAAACCTATTGGACGCTCAAGAAGCGCTTGAGAATAGAGGGCCAGATGACGCTTTACGAGCTGGAGGAGCTGTTTAAGGTTAAGGCGGAGGTAGAGGAGAATGAGTGAGGGAGGCTATGTAAAGATATACAGGCGGCTCAAGGAGTGGGAGTGGTACAGCGACGCTAATACAGCCAGGGTATATTTACATATCCTGCTTTCGGCTAATCATAGGGATTCGCGCCATTGCGGGGAGATAATAAAGAAAGGCAGCTTTTTTACCAGCTATGAGTGCATAGCCGGAGAGCTGCGGCTTTCAGTTAAAAGTGTTAGAACGGCGTTAAAGCACCTTAAGGATACAAGAGAAATAGAGGTTAGGACTGCGAGGCGCGGAACAGTCATTACAGTTAAAAAATGGGATATATACCAATGCGGGGAAAATGATGCGGGGACTGAAAGCGATATTGTTTATGACCATTTAGACACTCTAACGGCAGGCAACGGGCAGGCAAAGGGCACTCAAAGGGCAGATAAAGGGCAGGCAAAGGGCAGGCTAGGGGCAACTAACAAGAATATAAAGAAGGAAAGAATAGAAGAAATATATACCCCCCTTACCCCCCTAGAGGGGGAGGGCGCGTCTGTTCATAACCAGCGGTTTGAGATTTGGTGGAAAGAATACCCAAAAAAAGTGGCCAAGCAGTACGCGCTTAAGGCTTGGAATCGCATAAAGCCGGATAAGGCGCTGTTTGAGAAAATGCTTAAAGCGCTAAGAGAACAGAAGCAGAGCGAGCAATGGCGCAGGGATAACGGCAAATATATCCCTAACCCGGCCACATGGCTGAACGGCGGGTATTGGGACAATGAAATTCAGGAGGAAAAACCGGATGTTCCTGCCGGCATGAAAGGATTGAAGGATGATGAATTCAAGATTCCATTTTGATATTTCAGCGCTGAAGGTATCCCCTGGGGAATATGCCTGCCCGAAGTGTAAGGATGTAGGCGGCTTCTTTGTCTGGGATGAGGATGGTTATCAGAGTTTTAAGGAATGCGAATGCCAGGTGCCGCGCAAGATAGCTGAACTGCTCAAAAACAGCGGTGTTTCCCCTGAAATGTATGAAAAGTTCACGTTGGATAGCTTTAAGGAGGATACGCCAACGGCGGCGGCTATGAAGAAAATGGCGCTGGAGTTTCTGGCTGATAAGAATGCGGCGGGAATAGGCTATTTCGGACGGAGTGGGACGGGGAAAACGCATATCTGCATAGCAATCTGCAACGAGCTGACCCGCAGGGAGCTTAAGCTACATCGGTATTTTCAGTACAACGTGGAGATGCGCAGGCTTAAGGCGGCCAAATACGATAACGAGGAATTTTCCCGCATAATGTCCGTGTTTGAGAACGCGCCCATTCTGTACATAGACGATTTGTTCAAATGCGCCATGAATCCCGTCTCTAAGAGCATTGCCGGCGAGGATTTGAGCATAATGTTCAGCCTTATCAATCTGCGGTATATCAATAAGCTTCGGACGATAATCTCCAGCGAATATACCGTTGAAGAGATATCAAGGCAGGACGAAGCTCTGGGAAGCAGACTGTATGAGATGATAGCACCCTATGGGCTGGAATGTAGCGGAGCCAACAGGAGGCTGAGATGAAGTATCATGCTAAAAAGACGCGGCTGGACGGGCTGACGTTTGATTCCCAAAAGGAGGCGCAGCGCTATGCGGAGCTTAAGCTTTTGGAGCGCGCCGGGCAGATTCACAGCCTGCGGCGGCAGGTAAAGTACGAGCTGATACCCGCGCAGAAAATACACGGCAGAACAGTAGAGCGGGCATGCAGCTACATAGCGGACTTCGTTTACAAGGAGAACGGGCAGACGGTGGTGGAGGACGTCAAGGGCTTTCGCACAAAGGATTACCTAATAAAGCGCAAGCTGATGCTGGAGAGACATGGAATAAAGATTCGGGAGGTTTGAAAAATGAAAAGCATAATGCTGAGCATTCAGCCAAAGTTCTGCGAGCTGATAGCCAACGGTAAAAAGACTATAGAGGTGCGTAAGAGCAGGCCGCAGAGCTGGTGTTATGTTGAAGAATTGGGAGGGAAAGAATAATGCCGCTTTTAAACTACACAACAAAAGTAGATGTTTATACTACTCTGGGAGCGATACAAGGGCAGTTAGTCAAACACGGGGCAAAGAAAATTTTGCAAGATTACGATGACAACGGAAGGATTACTGCTATATTGTTCATGATAGATACGCCTTTAGGTGTAAGAGGTGTTCGGCTGCCAGCTAATACTCAGGCGGTTTATATGGTACTACATAAACAAAAGGTTAAATGTGATTATGAGCAGGCTGAGAGAGTAGCATGGCGGATAGTAAAGGATTGGGTGGAGGCTCAGATGGCTATTCTTGAGAGCGAAATGGTAAAGCTTGATGAGATATTCCTGCCGTACATGGTAAACGATGCTGGCCAAACACTTTATGAGGCATATGTAAGCAACCAGTTGCTATTAAATTAGGGAGGACACATGAAAATCAGAATTAAATCCCCGCCCTGCCTGAGATGCGTATGGGGGCGTCGGGAGGATGATGAGCTTATTTACTGCTTCAGGGCGGATGTGTGCGCAAGAATACGGGAGGGGCGGGAAAGTGACCAACAGAGAGAAAAAGCAATGGCTAATGAGGGGCTGGAAGCTGGAGGGAGAAATCAAGGCGCTGGAAGAGGCAAAAAAGCGGGCGCTGGAAAGAGCGGCCAGCGTAACGGCAGCATTAAGCGAGGATAGAGTGCAGACCAGCGAATATAACCGGCAGGAAGAAGCTATAACGCGCTACATAGATTATGAATTGCTGATTGACCGGCAGACCGACCGTTTAATAGATATCCGCACGGAAATTACTAAGGCTATATTCGCCCTTGAGAGCAGCACCCTGCGTACTCTGCTGCTTAAGCGCTATCTGGAGTTTAAGCCTTGGGAGCGGATAGCGGAGGAAATGGGGTATGACGCTGACCATGTGCGCAAAAAACTACATTCTGCAGCATTAACTAAAATAGACCCGGAAAGACCCGGTGAATATGTGGTATAATGTTAATGTGGTGATTTATAATAAAAGCGTTCTTTTCAGGACGCTTTTTGTTTTTTTGAGGTAAAGAATGGAATTGATAATACTAGGCCAGGCATATACGGTTGAATATCAAAAGGAAAAGGATAATCCTAAGATGGAGGGGGCGGATGGGATTTGCGAGTCGTTCAGCAAAAGGATAATCTTAAATGCAATAGAACCGGATAAAAATACGGTTGATAAGCTGGAGGATTATATGGCAAAGGTTTTTCGGCATGAAATTGTGCATGCATTTTTCAGCGAGAGCGGATTAAAAGAATATATGCATGATGAAACTTTAGTTGATTGGGTAGCTGTGCAGCTTCCGAAGATGGTAAAGGTTATGGCTAAAGCCGGGTGCTTATAATGTTAATTGGCGATAAGGGAAAAGCCGCTGCGTAAAAGGTTAAAAAGGCTGGGGCGGGGGCCGGCAGCGAGAAATATATAAGGCGGAGGTGAAAAAATGAATGAGCAGAATTTAAAGCGTCCTACCTCGGAGGAAGCGCGAGAAAAAGGGCGGCGCGGAGGCAAGGCCAGCGGGGAAGCAAGGCGTAGGCGAAAAGCGCTTAAGGAAAGCATGGAAATTCTCTTGAATATGCCTCCTGGTGATAAGGATAAAGCCGAGCTTATTAAGGCTGGATTTTCTGAGGAGGATATAGATAATAGCCTGCTTTTAGTCGTAGGCCTTTTTTCAAGAGCGAAGCTGGGGGATGTTCAGGCGTTTAAGGAGCTGAGGACGTTAATTGGAGAGGACGCGGAGAATAACAGCGTAAACTTAAAGATTGTTCATAATATTCCGCGGCCGCAGAACGAGGATGTTTAGATGTGCATAAAGATTGATTATACACCTACGCCTAAACAGGCGCTTTTTCATTCTTCCCCGGCTTATGAGGTTCTGTACGGCGGCGCTGCGGGCGGAGGAAAGAGTAAAGCAATAGTAATGGAGGCGTTTATTGACGCGCTAGAGCATGAGAATGTGAGTGCGTACCTGTTTCGGCGCACTTACCCGGAATTGCGGGATACGCTGATACGGGAGGCAATTCTAAGTATTCCGACTGAAATAGGCCGGTTTAACAAAACCACGCACGACATGCGCTTAATTAACGGTTCAACTTTGCATTTTAGGCATTGCCGCAATCTGGCGGACGCGTATACATATCAAGGGGCTGAGATGCATCGGCTGTATATTGATGAGCTGACGCATTTTGATAAGCCTGTTTATGATTATTTGCGGACGCGCGTAAGAGCTCCTAAAAAATTAGGAATTAAGCCATATATACGCGCTACGACCAACCCCGGAGGCGTGGGGCATGGCTGGGTTAAAAGCGCGTTTATAGACGGCAAAGAGCCGTTTAAAATATATGACTGCGTTATTACCAGCGAAGTTTTGGGGAAAAGCCGGACTGTTACCAGGCAGTATATACCGGCGACCGTTTTAGACAACCCGCACATAGGGGATGAATATATATTTGAGTTGGAACAGAAGCCCGAAGCTTTGCGCAGGGCGCTTTTGTCTGGCGACTGGGATGTGTTCGACGGGCAGGTCTTTACCGAATGGCGGGATATTCCCAAAGAATATATAAGCGGCAAAGGCACTCATGTTATTGAGCCGTTTAAGATTCCCGACCATTGGAAAAGATACCGCTCTTTTGACTGGGGATATTCAAGGCCTTTTTCTGTTGGGTATTGGGCTGAAGATGATGAGGGGAGATTATATCGATACGCTGAAATATACGGCAGTCCTAAGGATAGATTTACTGGATTGACAAAAACGCCCAATGAGGGTGTGCGCTTGGAGCCTGGAGCGGTGGCGGCTATAATTAAGGACTATGAGGAGGCGCATGAACAGGGACGGCGTATTATCGGGATAGCTGACCCGGCTGTCTTTGATGAAAGCAGGGGCTCGGACGGAAGCGTGGCTAAAATTTTTGAGCGCAAGGGAATTTATTTTGAAAAGGCGGATAATAAGCGGATTGCGGGAAAAATGCAGGTGCATTATCGTCTGGCCTTTGACCAAAGCAATATGCCCCGGTTATATGTCTTTAATACATGCCGGGATTTTATACGCACCATGCCGGCGCTGGTATATAGCTCCGTAAATGTTGAGGATATAGATACGGACGGAGAAGACCATATATATGACGAGACGCGGTATATGTGCATGTACCGGCCGGTATTGCCTTTGCGCACTAAACAAAGCATAGCGCGGGATGAGTTCGACCCGCTGAATTTATATACAACTGAGGAAACATCCGGCTACAGAATGGGAGGAATATAAATGGGCCTGTTTAGGCGGAATAAAAGGGAAAACGAGACGGAACAAGGGAAAAAGGCGCGTGCGGATTTGCTTTTAAAAGAGCTGGATTTATATAAAAACGAAAAGACGCTGAAAAGCGGCGCTATAATGGAGAATGAGAGATGGTTTAACGGCCAGTATTGGGAATATATTTCTTCCCGCAATGAGGAGCGGGACGCTCAGACCAATTTTCTCTTTTCGGCCATATGGCATAAGCATGCGGACGCGATGGATAATTATCCTGAACCAATATTTTTGGAGAGGGAAGAAGGGGACAGGGAGGAAGCGGACAAGCTGTCTAAAATCGTTCCGCTTGTGCTGGAAAAGAATGGCTTTGAAAACGTTTATAGTGATTTATGGTGGTATAAATTAAAGCATGGAGTGTCTATTTGTTCGGTGCTATGGGACAATGCCAAGGAGGACGGGTTGGGGGACATATGTATAAAAAAAGTTGACGCTTTGCGCTTTTTTGCCGAACCGTATATATCAGATATACAGCAAAGTCGGTATGTGTTTGTAACGGCTCTTGCGGATACAGATGTCCTTAAACGGCAGTATGGCGACCCGGATATAAGGCCGGATGCGACTGCGTCAAAAGCACGCGGGTATTTTGGTGATTACAGTCCTAACGTGCTTGAAAAGAAAACTATGGTGGTAGACTGTTACCAGCGCTACAGAGATGAGACGGGAAAATATGTAGTGCATCTGGAAAAGATAATTAACGGCAGAATAATGTATGATTCCCGGCAGGACCCGGTTTGCATCAATGGAATTTACGAACACGGAATGTACCCGTTTGTGCTGGACGTCTTTATTCCAATTGAAAATTCCATATATGGCTTGGGGATGATAGATATTGGTAAAAAAACGCAGTCGTATATAGACAAACTGGATTATATCATCGAAGAAAATGCTCTGCTGTCAGGCAGGCAAAGATGGCTGATAAAAAGGGGAGCGGGAATTAAAACAGAAGATTTTCTAGACATGAGCAAGACGGTTATAGAGGCGGACGGCTCTATAGATTCGGACGCCGTGCGTGATTTGCAGGCGCAGCCTATTCCGTCCCAGATTATGACGCACAGAACGGAAAAAATAGAGGAAATAAAAGAGCTTTTAGGCAACAGAGATTTTTCGCAGGGCGCGACCAGCGGAGGAGTGACCGCATACGGCGCTATTACTGCGCTCCAGGAGGCGGGAAGCAAATTAGCCAGGGACGGCATAAAAGCCAGCTATCGGGCGTTTGCGGGCATCTCTTATATGGTTGTTGAGCTGATACGGCAGTTTTATACAGAGGAACGCTCGTTTAGAATTTTAGGAGACGGCGAAACAGAGCCTCAATATATAAGCTATGATAATTCGGTTCTGCAAGGGCAGTCTGTCCCGCTGAATGTTCCTATTACGCTGGATGACGGAACGGTACAGACCGAGAGATTCAGGAAGGCGATTTTTGATATTAAAATAGTAGCGCAGCGAAAGAATCCTTTCAACACCATAAGCCATAATCAGATGGTTATGGAGCTGTTTTCGGGCGGAGCGTTTAATCCTGATAATGCAGACCAGGCGATATTGGCTTTGCAAAATATGATAATGGATAATAAAGAAAGCATGATAGAGGGTATTCGGGAAAATCAAATTAAAAATGCTCAGCTTTATCAGCAATTACAGGCGCAGGACGCGCAGTTAAAAAGAATGACGGCTATTGTAAATGAAATGACAAACGCTATTCCCGGACAAGCGCCTGGATTGGAGGCGGTGCAGTCTTGATTGAAACGTTTGTATATATTACTCCCACACATATTGAAATTGACGCTTCGGGCCATTCTGGCTATGCGACAAAGGGCGCTGATATTGTATGCAGCGCCTTTTCCATTTTGTTTTTTACTCTGGCTCAGAGCCTACGGGAAAAGGGCATGGCGGTTAATACTGACGAGGAGGACCAGATTAAGCACATTAATGCTTATGGCGACATAGGCCTTACGCATAATGTTCTTATAGATTATTATGTTTCAGGCGTGCGTATGCTGGCGGAAAAGTATCCGCAGCACGTTGCGCCGCCACGAATAGTAGGAGGTATAAATGTTTAATTATTTTGACCTTCAGGCCTTTAACGAGGCCGGAGAAAATATAGACGCAAATACGGGGGATGTCGTCGCCCCCCAGGATACGGGCGCAGAATTGAGCGCAGAAAGCGGCGGGGAAATCGCTCAGCCCCCGAAAGAGCCTGCGGACGCCGCGCAGGACAGCATATCTAAGCCGTATAAGGTATTTGCAAGCCAAGAGGATTATCAGCAGGAGCTGCAGGGAGTTATAGGGAAGCGCCTCGGAAAATACCGCGAGATGGAAGGGCGGATGGAAAAATTAACGCCGGCGCTGAATACCTTGATGCAGTATTACGATGTTAAAAGCGAGGATGAGCTGCTCAAAGTTATTGAAAGTACGGTTTCCGAAGAGGTAGCTGCGCGCAGAGGTATAAGTGTGGATACGCTTAATCAGCTTAATACTCTGGAACGCACTAAGGCTAAGCTGGCGCAATATGAACGGGAGAGGCAGACTGCTGCATTTAAGAACGCTGTTGCAACTGAATGCGAAAATTTGAGACATTCCGACCCTGAAATATACGGCGAGGTGAATGCTGAGGCTATAATAGCCAGCCCTGCTATGCTCAGGCTGATTGCGGGCGGTCTCAGCGTAAAACAGGCATATGATGCATTGAATGCGGACGCTATCATTCAAAGAAAGGCTGAAAGCGCGGCGCGCAATGCCTCAAGTGAAACACAGAAAGCGGTATTGGGCAATATTCAGGCAAGGCAGTCACGTCCTGCCGAAAACGCGCTTTCTGACGGTACACCTGCTGATATGAGCATAGATGTAAGTAAGCTTACAGATGAACAGCTTGAAGAATACAGCCGGCGTGCCAGAAGGGGCGAGACTATTACTTTTAGAAATTAGGAGGAAAATATGGAGCTTTTAAAATTTGATTTACAAGCATTTGCGGATGCAAATGTAAACACAACTAACGATAATACCACGGGCAACAATCTTTCGGCTGAAATGAAAACCTATTATGACCGGCAGATGCTTAAAAATGCCAAGCATAAGCTTATACATGCGCAGTTTGGCCAGAAACGGAACATTCCCGCCAACGAGGGCAAAACTATTCAGTTCCGGAGAATGACCCCTTTCCCCCCGGCCACCACGCCTTTAACCGAAGGAGTTACCCCTGACGGGCGCAGCCTTAATGTAACTGCAATAACTGCTACGGTAGAGCAGTACGGCGACTATGTAACAACTTCGGATATGCTTAAAATGACCGCTATAGACCCCATTATCGATGAAACGCAGGAGAATCAGGCGGAGCAGGCGGGGCTTACCTTTGACACCATTGCGCGTGAAATACTTAATGCTGGGGATAACGTTCAATATTCTGACGGCAGCAAGCTTACACGCAGCAGTCTGACCGCGGATGACAAAATGACCGTAAAAGCGATTAAACGGGCAAAGAATACCTTGCGCCGTATGTATGCGGGTTCTATTGACGGCAGCAATTATGTGGCCATTATGCATCCAGACGTATGCTCGGATTTGGCGGACGACCCCGAATGGAAGGACGTGCATTCCTACAATCCCAAGGAATGGTACGAGGGGGAGATAGGCCGTGTGCAGGGTGTCAGGGTCATCGAAAATCCCGAGGCCAAAGTTTTCCGAGCAGCTCCCATTGCGGGCAGCATAAGACGCCTTACCGTGAAAACCGCCGTTTCCAGCGCCGGGACCTCAATAGCTGTCAATGAAGCGATAAGCGCCGTCGACGCCGCGGCATTTTCCGGGCCCGTTGATATTTATATAGGCGGTAAAGCAAACACTATAACCGCTATAAACGAGGGAGCGGCCGGTAGCGCTACTATTACCTTGGGGACGGCGGCTACTGCTGCGGTTAATGATGTAATCTGTGGCCAGGGCGGCACAGTAGACGGTTTGGATGTTTACAGCACGCTGGTTATCGGCAAGGACGCATATGGCGTTACTGAGTTGGAAAACGGCGGCCTGGAAACTATAATCAAGCAGAAGGGTTCGGGTGGCACAGCCGACCCGCTGGAGCAGAGAGCCACTATTGGCTGGAAGGGAACCTTTACAGCCGTTATTCTTGAGGACGCTTATATGGTGCGCGTAGAGACCACCAGCACATACGGCGAATAATTTTATACGGCGCGGCCCTAGGATGGCCGCGCTCTTTTATTTTAAAGGAGGCAAAAGTCATGGCAAGGAAAATTACGAACGAAAATCAGCTTGTAACTATACGCATACCCCGCGACCACGTTAATAGCCGCGATTCCCGAACGGTTATAATAAACGGCAAAGTGTTTTTGATAAAACGCGGAGTAGACGTTCAAGTCCCGCAATATGTTGCTGAAGCGCTTAAGGACAGCGACCGGCAGGGCGATATTGCTTATCAATATGTAAATGAGAGCAGGTCGGTTAAATGACGGCTAAACAGATTATCATTAAAGTAATGCATTTAAAGCCCGGTACGCATGGAGTAGATGAAATGGTGCATTGGATTAACCTTTTGGAGCGCAGGCTGGCTCTGCGGGTACTGGCGTTTCCACGTTCATTGGCTTATGCAATAGCGGGCGGCGAAAATGAAATATCTCTCCCTCCTGATTGCGCAAAGGTGAGCAGAGTTTTATTTAATGGAGAGCCTGTCCCGCGCATAACCGGTCTATTCCAGGCGCCTGGATATATTTTAAAGGACGGAAAGCTGTATTTGGAGCCAGCGCCTGATAAAAAAGGGCGTTTGACGGTTATATATATTCAGGCTCCGCAAAAATTCAGCATTGATAATCTGGATGCGCAAGAACTATTGCTCCCGGATGAATTCAGCGAAGTATATGAATATTATCTTGCCGCGCAGATAGACTTATACGACGACAATCAAGCGAGCTACGCGAATTATATGGAGGCGTACAACGCTGCAATTAAAGAGCTTTCGCAATATTATCACGAGGAATTACCCGAACCTATCAAGCAAGACACGCAATTTAAAAACATATGGTAAGGAGAAGAGTATGTGTTTTTTGCCAAGAATGAAGTATTTACTGCCAGTAGCGCGGGAAAATATAGCCTTCGGCGGATTAAATGAACTTCCTAAAATACAAATAGGGGAGCTTAGGGCTGCAGCCAACATGGATAACAGCGTGCTGCCTGTGCTTAAAGCCAGGGACGGGCGTTATGTACTGCAGCAGCTAACAGCTCAAGCAGGCGACAGCGACAATACAGTATATTCTTGGAATGGGATTTTTTCCACAGACGGAATTTTTGTTAAGATATATGCGAAGTCTTCTCCGGGCATACTGCCGCAGGTTACTATTAAATATACCCTTCCCGGCGATTTTACATATGATGGGCAGCCTAAGGAAGAAAGCGAAACGGGGGAGTCAATACCTGTATGGGTAAGCGTGCAAAGGTCAGGCAAGGCTTTGATTTGCCTGCCTTCGGACGGGCGTCGGCTGTATGGCAAGTCATATACCGGCCCCGAAGGCAATTATTATTTTTTTACGTTGTCGACTTCAGAATGGGAAAATGCTGACGAAAGCTATAACGATATGTGTTTGTTTGCAGACAGGGTAGTTTTAGCGGGTAAAAGCGAAGGCAAGGCATCCATACGCATTTCATCTAAAAACGCTCCGTTTATATTTACCGATTTTCTTAACGAGGATGGCTCTCTTAAATTAACAGGCTCGTATTTTGAAACGCTGCTGTCCGAGCCTTTAACGACTTGCTGTCCGTACAACAGCGGGGTAATATTGTTTAGTTCGTCAGAAATGTTTATTTTGCAGGGCACTAATACAAGCAATTACAGGACTACTAAAATAGCCGGTACAGGATGCATATTTAAGGATACTGCCGTCATTTGCCTGGACGTGCTCTATTGGCTTGCTCCTGACGGGGTTTATGCATATACGGGAGGATTCCCCAAGAAAATTTCTGATAAGCTGCCCGATATATCCAATGTACAGAAGGCCAGCGCAGGTACTGACGGCAAAAGATATTATCTTTCTGTTCAGGACCAGGCGGGAAAAGGGAAAGTGTATGTATATTGTCCCCAGAACGGAACCTGGATTCAGGAGGACGAGCAATTCTTTAAGAGCTTTGCTTTTTATGACGGCGCATTGCAAGCGGTAAATGATGAGCAACTGCTTTCCTTTAACAGTAAACAATCTACCGAAGATGTTCCGTGGTCTTTTGAGACTGCTGTATACGGCGAAGGAGATGAATCTCTTAAAAAGCTCCGGGCGGTCATTCTGGATATGGAGGGCGAGGACAAATATCCTGTAACGGTATCCGTTAAGCCTCAGTTGGGGGAAGCCATAGAGTTGGGCTCTTTTTATATAAATAACAGGGCTGTTTATCGCTTGCCTGTCAAAGCCTGCGCCTGTCAAATACAATCATTGATTATAGAGGGCAGAGGAAAGGCGCAGATATATTCAACGAGCAGGGAATATGTTGTGGGAGGAATAAAAAATGTGGTTGCCAATCCCAGATACTAAGGATGAAGAAATGAAAAAGGCTTTAAGCCAATGGAGCCGCGAGCTTTCTTACTTTGAAAATGTATCATTGGAGCAGATAAATAATTTAAAGAATGTTATACAGGCTTTGGAGAAAGAGGTTTCAGAGCTTAAAAACGGGGGTGATGCTTGATGGCTAATAAACATGGCGGTACAAGTGGTAAATTTGGTATGAGCGAGGATGAAAAAAGAAAAAGCACTATGGCTGCGGCTGCTGCTGGGGCTGTAAATGGTTTAACGGGCGCTTACCGCAAACCTTCAAATTCTAACGCTAATTCCGCCTCAAGCCCTAACCCCAATCCTTCCGTGTATCCCACCAGCGAACAGGTGCAGTCTGCAATGCGTGAATATGCCGTTTTAAGAAATCAGCCTAAATATGATTTTATGCCTTCAGAATATCAGCTTAAATACGGCGAGACCATAGAGAATCTTTTAAAGCAGCTTAACGACCGTAATAATGCAGGCTTCAGTTATGACCCTTCGTCCGACCCTACGCTTAGGGAGTATTTTAAGCAGTATGATTTACAGGCGGATGCGGCCATTGATAAAAGCATAGGCACTTATGCGCCGGCAGGCGGCGGTATGTCGTCCACGGCGCTGGCTCTGGCTAATGAGGCCGCAGCGGCTTATGAGGCTAAGAAAAATGCATTGGTGCCAGAGTTTTATAACGCGGCATATAATAAATATCTTAACCAGAATGCAACCTTGGCTGATTTGGCTAATTCGTATCTTGCGCTTGAAAACAATAATTACAATATATGGGCGAATAATGAGGAACGGCGTCAAGCTGCAGCGGCTCAGAAGTATGAACAGGATTATCAGAAATGGCTCCAGGACCTTGCTAGTATAGGTTATACGGTAAATGAAGCGGGGCAGGCGGTAAAAGGAGATTCTGAAAAGGAAGATTTAAATTCATTGGACATTAAGGAAAAATGGCAGACAAGCTTTGATAATTGGCTGGATTATTATAGGGAAGCGGGATATGATGAGGAATCAATAGAGCTTGCTACCCAAATGGCAAATGCTGAGATTCAAAACAGATATGGTACTTCCTTGTTTGGGACAGATGAAAAGGACTATAGCAAACAGAATCCATTGAGTGATTTCTATAATAATCTTGAACATTTAACCGGGCTGGATATTAATCAGCCTTCTTCAAATAGTCCACAGGATGACCGAAATACCTCGCAGCTTGAATCTGATGCGGTTATAGATGAAATGCTGGATTCCATATATTCCGGAACTAATATAGAGGATTTTAAAAAAACCCTGAGTGACGATGAAAATACCAGACTGGGCTATTTAAATTCTCTGGTATCTGTAGCACAGGAAGATGGAAGGTCAGATGTTTTTTCAAGTTTTTTAAGAGACCAATATTCATTGAGCAATGTGGGAACAGGCGGACTGGGATATGTTTTCCCTACGTTAGAGGCAGGTTATGACGGAATAGGAACTATATTTAATCTGGGGATGCTGAACGCGAAATATACTAAAACCGATTTTAAAAATTACTTTAAAATAAGCGGCTATTCGGACAGCAAGGCGGAAGAAATGGCGAGTAATGTGAGCAAAAGATATCAGGAAATAGATAAGAACCGTTCGCAATATGGCACGCAGTATACGGCAGACGCTATAGCCTTAGCTATAAAGGAAGAGCTTGAAAAAAATCCAATTTGAGCTTTTATTTTGGGAGGTTATAATAAATGAGCGAAAATTCCGATAAAATTAAAGCTTATTTATCCGAAAAGGGCTATTCGTCCAAGCTTACAGATAAACAGATGGATTATCTGGCTGGAAGTCCAGACAGATTAGCCTATTTTGAAAGCAAGCTGGCCGAACGGGAAAGAAAAGCGCAGCTTAATACTGTTAAGGATTATTTGCTAAATTCCTATTATGCGCCTGATTTAGATAGGGAGACCTTTAAACAGCTTTTGTCAGACCCGAGCAAAATTGAGCAATATGAAAATGACCTTGTTGCTGATAAAAGCCATCTTGGAGAAAATATACGTATCGGAGCCGTAAATACGTTAAGGGATTTAGGTATTGCTTCATCTGCTCTTTTAGGGGATAATTCATCAGTTTCAGAGCTTAACAGAAGGAAAACAAATGACGCGCAGCTTTCGGAGATTCTGCAGCGCACTAAGGGCGGGGAAATTGCAGGCGTGCCCACTAATCAGCTAATCCAGAGCGCAGCTAATTTTGCCGCGACCTTGCCTCTATCCTTTATTCCCGGTGTAGGAACGGCTGCATATTTGGGCGAAAAGGCGGCTGAAGGCTTTGGTTCTTCTTACGGAGAGGCTTACGAGCAGACAGGGGACGCCGCCAGCGCATGGGGATATGCTCTGCCTAACGCCGCAGTCCAAACCGCTATTGAATCCATAGGAGGCGTGGGAAGCAAGGCGGGCTTGACGGCCGTTAAAAATATGGGGGAAAGCGCGCTTAAAAACACGCTTAAAAGCGTTTTGAAATCCGGGATAGACGAAGGCCTGGAGGAAATTTACGGTACTGCTGCCGATACGGCGCTTAAACAGATTACAGGGCTGGACCCTGACGCGCAGATTGAGCTTCAGGATTTATGGACGGGATTTTTTACAGGCAGCCTGTTGGGCGCGGTGGCCGGGGGAGGCGCTGCGGCTGTTAATAACGGTATATCGGCGTCCAGGTACAATAAGCTTAGCGATGTTCAAAAGGTGTTTGCCGACGCGGCGTTTAAGGCGGAGGCGCTGCCCGAATTGAGCCAGGCTAAACAGGTGGCGCGCGAATATTCGCGCCTGGCGGCCGAAGGGAATCCAGTTGAGCCCGAAGCTATATTGCAGCTTAATAAGCTGCTAAACGACGATTTAGTTAAGTATGGCCTTATGAAGCAGAAGGACGTGGATTCGTGGCAGGCTAAGCATGAAAAGCTGTTTAAGGGCTATATGGATTCCCATGCGGCAGGCGATGATTCGGGCGTTAATTCTGTTCCAAATGAGCAGTCTGGTATTGACGTTAGGGCAGATAGGAATTATAATATTAATAGAGGTGTTAATTATGAATCAGATAGCTCAGGCAGTCAACAAAATACCGCAGACCGAGCGCGTCCAATCGCTGAAGCCGGAGGAGATGCCGGAGTATCAGAATCAATGGGACCAAGAGATAATAGCCGAGTTGAGGAAATACAGACCCAATCTGAGCAGCTTTGGGAACATCAAGCCGGAAGAAATGCCAGAATACAAAGACGACCCAGCAGCTCAGAGAATTATAATGAGTATGCGACTCAATCAGCCGACTTGGAGACCCAGTCGCCCTCAATGGTCGAACCTAGAAATAATAGAAGCTCTGGAGGAAATATCAATACCTTAAGTGAAGCGGAGGGAGCTTTACAATATGAATCAAATAGCGCAAACGGTCAACAATCTTTCTCAAACCGGCAAAATGAAATTGAAGCCGGAGGAGATGCCGGAGTACAAGAACGACCAGCTGGCACAACATCTTATAAAGGGGTGGAGAATGGATTTTCCTGGCATTACGGACGAAAAGATAGTAGAAGAGCTGGAGTTCTGGCTCTAAGCGACCAAATAAAACAGGAATTATCCCGGAAGGGAAAGACATATGTGGAATTGAAGCCGAGCGAAAGCCCGGCTTCTTTTTATAATGATATCCGAAGGGCAAAGCAGGGAAATAAGCACGGGGCATATGTGGCGCAGCATACAGTAGAGGAATATGGAGATATGCTGCTGCTGACTGGGGATAACGGCAATGTAGGGGTTGCAGTTACGCCGGACGGGGATATAGTATCGGTTTTTAAGAATCCAGAAAGCTCGGCTAAAGGAGCGGTATCCTCTATACTGCTGACAGCTATAGAAAACGGCGGCATAAAGTTGGATAATTTTAACGGCCAATTATCTTCGTTTTATGGCAATCATGGTTTTATTCCGGTTTCCCGCTGCGCCTTTAACCGCGAATTTGCCCCCTCTGACTGGAATTATAGTGAGTTTGGAGAGCCGGACATAATATTCTGGAGGCATAACGGCGAGAGCGCTGAGACAGTTGCGTCTAAAATAGGTAGCTATCCTGTATATGATTTCAGCAAGCTGCCTCTTTTTCCCGATTATGATTCGGCTATGCAGTACAGGGACGAGCAGATAGAGCGCTTAAAGGCATCGCAATCTGGGGAAAATCCTAATTCAAACGGAGGCGGAAATGCAAGCGGCGGAGCGGATATTGCAGGAAGTTCAGGCAATTGGCAAAATCAAGGGCAAAATACATCGCAAACCAGACGGGAGAACACAAGCGGCGAGACCAAGCGAGACCAGTCCAGTCTGCGGTACAGGCAGTCGCCGGAACGCTGGACGGCTTCTTTGGACCGTAATAACCGGGAGGCCGTGGAAGACGTAGGAGATATAGTGCGCGATATCAGCCGTTCCTTTAATTTGCCTATTAATACGGGAAAAGTGGGATATATTAACGCTAACGGCGTGTATAAGGTCAAGGATGAGGCGGTGCGGGTGCAGGTGACAAACGCGCTGCCTACCATTTCGCACGAGCTGGGCCATCATTTGGACAAGCAATACGGCCTCAGCAAGCTTAAGAGCATACAAACCGCCGTTAATATGATGGACCCGAATTTTGCAGCGCAATATAAGCCCAGCGAACAGCGGGGCGAGGCGGTAGCCGAATTTATACGCAGTTATTTAAGCTCAAGAGGACAGGCTGCCGTTAATTACAGGGACTTTTATTTTGACGCTGTTGAGGCCATACGGAAAGGGCCTAACGGCGAACAGGCGCTTGAGGATTTAAACAGGATAGCCCGTAAAGTAAACGCATATATGAGCGCTGATTTGCCGCTAAGATATGCGCGGGGCCTCAAAAGCCGGTTAGACCCTGAGCATATGCCGGTATCGGACAGACTGGAAAAATTCCAGGTTGAGTTCCAGCGCAAATGGGTAGACAGCTATTCATATTTAAAGCGGGTGGACGGCGCGGCACGGGACGGCGGCTATACAGGGGATATGACGACATATAAGGCGGCGCTGTATTCTTTGAACGCAGCTTCTACCGTTGAGAGCATGCTCTTTAACGGCGTTTCGGATTACCAGGGAAATATAGTAGGAGAATCCTTATCTGAAGCGCTGGAAAAAATAAAGCCTCAGGATATGGAAAGCTTTAACCTGTATTTAAGGGACAGGCACGCTTTGGAGGTTGTATCTAATGATAAGCGGGTTTTTGCGGATGATAAATTAAACGACCCGGCGGCTTTAAAGAGACAGATACAAAGATATGAAAAGAAGCATCCCGAATTTGCTGAAGCGGCGGGCAGGGTATACGAATATCAGCGCAATATGCTGTTGCATCACGGTGTAAAAAACGGGCTTATCAGCGAAGAGCTATACAATAAGCTGCAAAGCATGTATCCCGATTATGTGCCTTTTCACAGATATCTTGAGGGGAAAACTCCGCGCGCGGGCAAAAAGGCGGGCTTTGCCAATCAGCGCGCGCCTATAAAAAACTTAAAGGGCAGCGGGGCTGAAATATATAACCCTATTGAAAACATTGTAATGCAGACTAATATGCTGGTATCCGCTTCCATGAAAAACGCTGTGCTCCAGCAGCTGGCTAAGGAATATGATTCTGCGGACAGCATGGGGCTTTTTCTGGAACAGGTTACGCCCGATATGGCGCGCCATTCTGTCAGCACTCAGGGCGCTATAAATAAACTGGCGGACAGGTTTAGTGATGAAAAGCTTTCCAAAGAGGACGCAAAGGCTGTTTTCGAGGATATTTTAGGGGATACAATAACAGAATATGCCGTCAGCCCGTTTCAGGACCAAGATATAGTGCGGGTTATGCAGGATGGAAAGGCGCGGTATTTCAAAATTAAAGACGCGGAACTGCTTACTGCGCTTACGGCGCTTTCTCCCAAGCAGCTGCCTATGATAATTGAGTTCATGGGCAAGATAACGCGCGCTTTTAAGACCTTTACAACCGGCCTTAATCCCTTTTTTGCAAACTCTAACTTCTTCCGGGATTTTGCAACGGGCTGGAAATATTCTCAGGCGGGTTTGCTGGAATACAGCAAAAATCTGCTAAGCGCATTTAACGACATACGCAAAAAGTCCGAGGCTTATAAGCAGTATCAGGCGGCCGGAGGGTTGTATTCGGGCGATGTGGCGCGGCCTAAGCAGCTTAAGGACGTTTTGACGCGCATGTATAAGCAGAACCCTGTGCAGGTGGAAAGAGGCTTTAAGAAGGTAGTAGCTTTGGCGCATATGGGGCTATCGAAAATGGACGCCTTAATAGGCGCGGTTGAGACGGCGCCGCGGCTGGCCGAATTTAAGCGTCAAAGGGCGGGCGGAGCAAGTAATATAGACGCTGTGCTGGAGGCGGCCGACCTGACGGTTAATTTTAAGCTTTCGGGAACCGAGGGCAGAGTACTTAATCAGATTATACCTTATTTTAACGCGGCGGTTCAGGGACTGTATAAATTAAGCCGGGTAATGACCGACGCCAATAAGAGAAAAAGCTTTCTTATAAAAAGCACCGTTAGCGCGGCGGTTTTAGCTGTAATACAGCTTGCGCTGGTTTGGCTGAATAATCAAGAGGAGGAGTATAAGACCTTAAGCACATATAATAAGAATAATTTCTTTTGCTTTTCTATGGGGAACGGTAAATTCATCAAGATACCAAAGGCGCGCGAATTGGCCTGGCTTAACTCTCTGGTTGAGCGTACCGCAGAGGCGGTATTTATGGAGAATTCGGACGCTTTTTATAATTTTGGCGAATATACGGCTCAAATGTTTTTGCCGCCGGGGCTGCCTACTGAGTTCAATAATATTGAAACTGTATTAACGGCGCCTGTGAGAGATTCTATTATAGGGAGTTTTGTTGAGCTTGCTATAAATGAAGATTTTAAGGGCAGTCCCATAGTACCTTCTTCTATGGAAAATTTGGAGAAAAGGCTGCAGTATGATGAAAGCACTACGGCCATAGCAAAGTATATTGGAGGATTTTTTAATATTTCTCCTAAGCAGCTTGACCATTTATTCAGCAATTATTTTGGCGGTCTGCACAGAGTTTTGGCGGCAGTTACTGCCGAGAGCAAAGACTGGTCTTTTGGTTTAGGGCGGCAGGCCATTGCCGATTCGGCATACAGCAATGATGTAGTTACCCGTTTTTATGATGAGCGTAATTCATGGACGGTTAAGGCTACGTCTTATCCTGAAAACACGGAATATGCAATGCAAAAAGCACGGCATCAGAGTTTGAATGCTATTCTTTCGGAATTGAACGGAATAGCCAGGGAAAGCGACGCGCAGACAGCGAGGGACATTAAATTTAACTCAGCGGCGCTTTTGCAGGAGTTTATGTCTACCGATTCGTATATGACGGACGAACTATTGGAAGTTTATGAGGAAGTCCTAAAGAAGGACGGCAGCCGGGATAATGATATTTTGCCTTTTATAAAGCCTAAGGCCGAAATAACCTTGCCGGGCGACAAAAAGACGGCGCTTTCATACGAGGATTATATAGAACTGTATGTTAGGGCAAGCCAGGAGATATATGCCGAATATGATGATATTCTTTCGGGAGGCGGCAATTTGGAAAGCAAGGCAAAGAGGCTGAAGAAGGCCAAAGAGAATATTTTGGAGCGTATTACTAATGAATATGCGCGCGAATATATGGGAAAGGAGAGAGAGCCATAGATGAAGCTTAATTTTAAAGTAGATGGTCAAAGCATAATTTGCCTCAACAGAGAGGTATTAGCGGCCGAAGCGGTTAATTTCGTTTGGGCCGCTTTTGTTTTTGGAGAGGATTGGACGGGACTTTCAAAAACGGCGTATTTTGAGAATATAAGCTCGGGTGTAAATATCGCGCAGGCGTTATCGACTTCGGGAGAATGTCAAGTACCCTATGAGGTTCTGGCTCAGCCGGGCCGATTAAGCGTTACCGTCCGCGGCGTCGCAGGAGCATCCGGAGGGGATAATTATATAAGGGCTACTGTGGCGAGAATGCATCCGCTGGAGATAAGGCGAACAGGAACGGCGGAGGCGGATAATGCCGGAGAGGCAACGCCCAGCCTTGTAGAGCAGATTACCGCCGCTGCGTCCGAAGCGCAAGAGATTGCAGAGGAATTATCTCAAAGCGCACAGAACGGTGATTTTGACGGTAAATCCATTGAATACGGCTGGTTTAAGGCTGACGACGGAAGCATGTCGGTTCTTGGGATACGTCAGGAGGGTGAAACTTCTTACAGCAAGGCAAACTTGCGCGGACCGGCAGGATTTATAATAAAAGACATTTATGCCAGCATTGAAGATTTAAAAATGGCGCATCCGACTGGACAGGATGGCGACGCATATGCCGTGGGTACTTCGGAAAATAACGAGATATATATCTGGGCGGTTGACAACTGGAAAAGCATAGGAAGCCTTAGCAATGTAATAGAGGGCGCGGGTATAACTGTCATGGAAGGCTGGACGCTTCAGCAGGGGGAAACAGTTCTGGGTAATGTGACCGGGTATTATGTGCAAAGCGGCTCATTTATTTTAGCGTGGGGCCGCGGGGGAGGTCAGCTGGGCAAGGTAGCCGCCTCTGTAGTTATTAATTTGCCTGAGGTACTGGGTAATGTAACCTGGGCAATAGGACAGGTCAGTACGGCGGCGACTACAATTCAGGGAGACTCATATATAATAACTGCTCCCGCTTCAGGAATGAGCGCAGGCAATAAGGTATGGATTACTACAGCCGCCGCTACTCCGGGCGGACAATTTACACCTTCCAATTGGCTTGATGTGACGGCGTTCTGGTTTGTCGCTGTAACTGATGCAGAGATGCCGCAGGCGGGGCTTTTTGGCTCACAGGGCGGTGTGAATTATACAGAGGGCGATAATATATCCATTATTAACGGAGCTATATCGGTTACTACAACTGATGAAGCGATAGAGGGGGATACTCGGCCAATTACTTCAGGCGGGGTATACAACGTAGTGGGCAATATTGAGGCATTGTTAGAGACGATATAAGGGAGGTAAAAGAAAATGAGCGTTTCAGAACAGTTAGCTCGCATACAGGCTGACAAGAGTAAATTAAAGAATAAGGCGGTGGAGCTGGGGATAGCGGACAGCACGGCCAATTTGGACGCGCTGGCGGCGGCTTTTGAGGGCGTAGAAAACCGGGGCGCAGTCAGCGCGCAGGTGCAGGAGGGGGACACCTACACTATCCCTAAGGGGTATCACAACGGCTCGGGCACGGTTTCAGGCGTATCCGGCGGCGGCAATTATCAGCTTCAAAGCAAAAGCGCGACGCCTACAAAGGCGCAGCAGAATATAACGCCCGACAGCGGATATTATGGGCTTTCGGATGTGACAATAGGCGCTATCCCGGCGGCGTATCAGGATGTAAGCGCGGTAACGGCAGCGGCGGCCGATGTGCTCACGGGCAAGGTCATAGTGGCTGCCGACGGCTCGACCGTAGCGGGCTCTATGATTAACAATGGAGCGGTAACTAAGACGCTGACTGCCGCAGCGCCGACTTATACAGTTCCTGCGGGCTATCACAGCGGCAAGGGTACTGTAACAATAACGCCGCAGAGCAAGACGGCTACCCCTACTAAATCGCCGCAGAGCATAAGCCCGGACAGCGGCAAGGTGCTCTCAGGCGTAACAGTAGAAGCTATCCCAGAGACATATCAGGATGTAACGGGAGTAACGGCCGGGGCGGCCGACGTGCTGGAGGGCAAGGTTATTGTCAACGCCTCAGGCGAGAGCGTGGAGGGCAGCATGAATAATAACGGAGAGATAAATGCGACTATAGACGGGCTGACAGTTACTTCTTACAGCGTGCCCGCCGGCTATACTGCGGGCGGCACGGTCAGCCTGACGGACGATATAGAGCAGGCGCTGGCCGCTATCTAGGAGGGCGAAATGAGTATTGAGAATGAGTTAAACAGAATAATAAGCGCAAAGGAAGCCATAGAAGAATCGATATCGGCTAAAGGGATAACTGTGCCGGCCAACTCCATGCTGGACGATATGGCAGGGCTGATAGACCTT